CGCAGAACAAGATGCTACATTGTACGAGCATGAACCATATGGAAATACCGGTTTAGATGAAATACTTGAAGTTGGTAAACGATATGATATTAATGGCAATGTAAAAAAATCTAGATCATTAGTTAAATTTGATATGGCAGAAGTTATTGCTGCTATTAATAAATACAATATCGATTTAACCAATTGTAAAGCCGTATTACAACTTTATACAACTCATGCTAAAAATCTTCCTGGCGAGTTTACTATTGAAGCAAATCTTGTTGGTCAGCCATGGCAAAATGGAACTGGTTTTTTAACAAACCCAACAGTAGATGGCGTGTCATGGGTACAACCAGCTTTGAGTTGGTCACTCGATTCAAAAACAGGAGCTAATTGGATTTCAGGGTCACAAAATATTGTAATAAACTCATCTACTTTGAAAGTTGCAGGTACTGGAGTTGGTGGTAGCTGGATTGACGAAGTTACTGGTACCGGGGGTGTATTTGATTTATCATTATTCAATCAAAGCTTTTTTGCACAAGGTGGGCTAGACCAATCTAATAACGGCAGTTTACAACCAACTGATATTTCTATGGATGTAACCCAAGCAGTCCAAATTTGGATTAGTGGTAGTGCTGGTCATGCAATACCAAATAATGGATTTATCATAAAGATGCCTGATGCGGAGGAGCAAAATACATCGAATGCAGGATATGTAAGATATTTCAGTCGTGAGACTCATACAATTTATGTCCCTAAATTAGTATTATATTGGGATAATTCAACTTTTGATAATGGGCCATTAGCTCCGATATCAGAATCATTCTCAGTTTATTCTGAAACTAAACCTACTTATAAAGATACAGAGATTGCTAAAATTCGTATTTTTGCTCGTGACAAATATCCGAGAAAATCACCTACAAATTTAGCACCATATGAAACTGTAAAATATTTGCCAGAGACTACTTTTTATTCAGTTGTCGATGCTGCTACAGATGAGACCATAATTCCGTATGATGATATTTATACTAAAGTAAGTTGCGATTCAACCAGCAATTTTATTCATATAGATATGAATGGATTTATGCCAGAACGTAATTATCGTTTGCAATTAAAAATTGTGGATGGGTTTACGGAGCAGTATATTGATGATTTGATTTATTTTAAAGTAACTAGATAATGACTAAACAAAACGTTGTAATAGATTCTACAATAAATGCAAAAAATGCAAAATACCAATCAAAAGGTGTGGTGTATGCATCTAATATCTCTACTGTAAATAAACGTGATGAAGCTGGTAATGTAGTTTATGAAGAAGGTGGATCTATTCCGCTTCTTGTTATTGAAGGCATTGCTGAAAACATCGTAAACTCATCAGTTTTAAAAGTAGTTGATACGCAATTTAACTATTACAAATTCCCAGCAAGAACCAATGTAGTTGTGGAAGAAGAATTTGATTTAGGATTCGATCCTTCTGAATTTAATGTTGTTCCTGAGCCACCAGCGCCAATCCCATCTGAATATGCACCATCAGGTCCATACATATTGCCCGAAGGCGACTTCGCAAATATGTTTACTATTGATTTAAAATCAGTTATAGAAGGGCCAGCTCAAACAAAACCAGGTAAATTTGTTATTACTCAAGATTTGTTAGACGAATTAGAAACTGCATGGGTAGAACAAAATCTAACCGCATCGTTATCAGTAACTGGAAAAATTACTACGAAATACAATAATAAAGGAATAGGAGATAGAAATTCCGGGCTTGGTTTCCGTTTAGCTTTTGGTGATGGTACAAATTATGTAAGTGCTTTCCGATTATCGGAACCGAAAAATGATATCAAGGATTTCAAAGCTAAAAAAGATGGAACATATACTACATTTGTAAATGCTGTTATTCCTTATAAGGATGATGAAGTTAATGTAGCATCACCATTTACTTTAGGTAATGAATGGTCAATCCGCGGATTTGCAGAAGATTCTACAGCTAAAATTTATCATGAAATTTTACCAAACGACACATTCATTAAATTTAATTTAACTGCCTGGGCGCCAGCAACATGATAACGCAATACAAAAATATCGACGAAATTAAATCTGCTAAAAAGGCAGTACAAGCTGACCGTTTTGGCAAATTGAAGCGTGATTTATTTGCGTATGATGCAATAAATACATACAAGCCTTTACCGGGTATTACCAAAGGTGATACTCGTGTTGAGATGCATGTTTATTCCGATACAAGTTGGATTACTGGTAATCATAAAGTAGTTGCTCAAACCAAATTGCCTCAGTATTATGATCGTAATAAAAAAGCTGTACAATTAAATTCAGCTATCGGTATTGATGTTGTTAATGAGCTTTATGATTTAAAAATAACGACGGGTAATTTCCGTATTGCAGTAAACTTCTTTTCAGATTTAATTGGTGATTATGATCGTCAACATCTTCGCATTGATGAAATATCACCAGACCGTACGGAAATTCGTCTTCGTGCAATTGATGCAGAAGATCCAGATTTTTTACAACAAATTACCTATTATATTCAAACCGTTGATCAGACAGCAGACGGTGCTCACAAAACATACTTATTAAACTTTTCGCGCAACCAATGTGTGATGTTTGTAAATAGCGTTGTTATTGGCGAGTATTTATACGTGAAATTGTTTGAACCATTGCCAAACCAATTTGGTGTGGATTTCAAATGTTGGGTAGTTGAGGAATTGAAACCGACTTATTTAGATCGAGTTTCTATACTACCTAAAAATTCAGGAAAGACCTATAATCAATTAGCTGGACCGAATTGGCAGGCTAATACTTCTTTAAATAATTCAGCTGAAGTTGGTTATGCCAATTGGACCGAATTATTAGGAAATACATTATCAACATCACAGCAAATTGTTGATACATATTTTTCAGGCAGTTTGTCTGGAATAAAATTGAATATTGATTATTCAGATTTCAATAACTTTGTGTTTTATAGTTCAGCTACAGAACGTTTAGCTAATTTCCGTTACAAAATGGAATTGGTTGAATATTATGCATCACAAAGTGCATTTGTTGCCACTTTATCAGGTAGTGTGGCTACAACCAATGTAAATGATTTTGATACATTAAAAAGCAATTTGATTGGTACATTTGATGCATTTGAACAATATCTTTATTGGAATAGTGGATCATATCAATTAACTACACATGACGTTCCATTACTTAATGCAAATGTTGCAGAGTTAACTGGTAGTTATGTGAAGCCAGTGCCAAAACTGTATGCATCTAAACCTTATACTTGTGTTTCTGTAAATAGTACAGAATTCAAGAATTGGTATAAAACAACCATAGATAGTGCATCTATTTATGATGCTGCAAATAACAATATCCTATTGAATGCAATACCTGAGTTTGTTAGATTCGATGAAAATAACGACAATCTAATTGCATTTACAAATATGCTTGGGCATCATTATGATATCCTTTATACATATGTACATCATATGACGGATATTAATAAACGTGAAGAAAACCCGAAAGTGGGTATGCCAAACGAATTGCTGTTTTCAGTAGCAAAACAATTTGGTTGGACATTAGCTAATGGTAAGCAAGATCAAGATTTATGGGAATATGTGCTAGGAACTAATCAAGCAGGTATTCCTTTAACTGGATCTAATACAGTCGGTGACCCAAGTGTTTCGGGGCAAGAAATGACGTATACGGTGTGGAGACGCATCGTAAACAACCTTCCTTTATTATTGAAGAGCAAAGGAACAAAACGCAGTATACGAGCGTTATTAGCTTGTTATGGCATACCTCAGTCGTTCATTAGCATAAATGAATATGGTGGTCCACGAATTATTCGTAAACCAGTATATGAAAAACTGAATTTTGATTATGCATTAGATTTAATTAATAATTCATCTGGTACTGTAGTTACAACGTATAATGCTAATGTAAATAGTATTGAACTTCGTTTCCGTACGGCTGATGTTGTTACGAATCCTACTATTCCAAACACCATGACAATATTTGAAAATGGTAGCAATGAAGTAACAGTTGATTTTACTAGCGGTACTATCGGTACTATGAAAATTAATGGTGTTGCTACAGGTAAAATGGAGTTATTTGACGGCGGATGGACCAATGTATTGCTTCGTGAAAATGGTAGCAATTTAGAGTTATTTGCTGCTCGATCGAAATATGGTAAAATAGTAGGCATTGTGTC